CTCCGGAATAATCTACTTTCAATAGTTCTTCAGCTGCCAAACTAAAATCGATATCCTGAGAATTGATTTTCAAACTGTCAGAACTTAGATCAAGTTTTATAAGTGATGTATTTTTGTTTGAGAATACCGATATACGGCGAATACATCCCATTAAATCACTTCGATTCGTTTGTAACTCGATAGGATTATTCTGAGGTATTACGCCTCTAAAGTTAGGATAACGACCCTCAATGAGTCTATAAATAAGGGAGTATACACCGGTGTTTAGAGAAATATTTTTAGAGGAAATGGTGAGGGTGAGTGTATCTTCTTTCATTTCAGAAATCAGATCGCAAATCAGTTTAGCAGTTTTTTTAGGAATAATTGAACTGAAATCCGGATAATCCGATTCGTATTCATGGATTCCTAATTTCGTTGCATCGGTGGCAACAAAAGTAAGGACACCATCTTTTGATTGAATGTTTACTCCTGACATAACCGGGCGAAGTTCATCGGTAGCCGTGAATAAAGAGACTGATTTAATTCCATCGATTAACTTTTGTTTTTCGATTACGATAGGAAAAGCATCTTCAGGAATGGTAACAACAGGATAAGAGTTCGCATTACCTCCAATGAGTTCAAATGTACCGTTATGGTAGATTACAGTCACCTTAGAACCTTTTACATCAATTTCGATCGGTTGTTCAGATAATTCTTTTAATGCATCAATCATGATCTTTGCATCGATAAGAAGTGTGAATAGTTCAAGGTTCTCAATTTTGCAATCTATCGAAGCAGTAATTGATCCATTGATATCCGAACCGGTTACTCTGAGATGCTCACCACAATCAAACTTGAAAAATTCAAGATCAGGAGTTGTTTTACTCGTTGTGATGATTTTTCTAACCATCAGGAGCTTTTTTAGTAGCTCATTTTTAGAAACTGTAATTTTCATTGTGTTTATTTTTAATTGTTAGTTATTAAATCCAAAATATCGGGAAGCGTTAAGTACATCAAACGTGCACACCTGCTCATAAAGGTCAATTTGAAGCTTTCTAAAGTTCTGTTGATCGTCAAACTGATTATGACATGATCGACAGCCAATAACTAAATTTTCAGGCTTTAAATAGTATTCAGGGTAAATACTTTTAGGTAATAAATGCATTAAGTCTTCTCCGCGTCTCTGACATATCACGCATGTACATCCGTTCTTTGCTATTAATCTTTTTTTTATTTTTGCAAGCGTATAATTTTTTGAAGCTTGTTTTACTGATATTTGTCTCATTATTGCTGATCCTCCCAAACTTTTACCCTGTTCTTAATTTCAAGTAACTGTTTTTCCCAATGGTTATTTACGAGCTTTACGCTCCTATTCTCTGTTGAATGAACTCGTACCATGGTCACCTTTTTAGATTTTGGGCGTTCAGGTTTTATAATTTTCACTTTTATTTCTTTGATCGGTTTTTCTTTAACCGGTATCTTTGAAATTTTATTGATTGTTACGGAGTGATTGGTTTTATAACGAGAAGCATTAAATTTGCTCACCTTATCTTTGTTCTTTTCTCTCCAGGCTAGATTTTCAAGGTATAGACAATGTTTACATCGACCACATCTTCTTATAAATTCGGAGTCCGCTTTTGGTTCTCCACAACTACTACATATTTTCATAATCTATTTTAATGTTTACTGATCCAAATAGGACCATGTTTAAATTGTCTTTATCAAAAACTGTAATTTCACCACGCTTATTCGGCTTTATAAAGCTGAGTAAAAGCGTCAAATGATCCTTACCTTTACACTCTAATTTTGCATTTTCGATTAACCATAAAGTAAATTTCTTATTGTAATTGACTGCTGAAATGTTTTGTTTTGGTAATGGAGTTAACCGGGTACCCGTGATAGAAATTGGATTATTAAAGTTTAGATTCATATTAATTTAATCTTTCTTCGATTAGCTGATTTTCCAACTCATCAATAGAAGTGTCTATCTCTAAAATCTGACGTATATTTTTATCAGATAAATCAGTTCTTCCGTGCTTTATGTTAATTTTTAAAGCTTCTTGTTTGCTCTTTCGATATCTACAAAGAGCTCTGATTAATAGTCGTGTATTCATATTAATTTTTTGACATAAGAATGACAGAGCATCGGTTTTGACGTTCTGTAAAATTGAGGTGGTTATTTTGTCCTATAAGTGAATGTAATTTAAGAATTTTAGTCGCTTTCATGGAATCATTATTATGATTCCCGGCTTAGTGTGAGGGTGTTATGTAGAAAAACAGAGGTAGATATAACGCAAAAAGCGAGTTACACCTCTTATTTCTAAGAAATATAACTCGCATTTGATTTTGCAAAGATAGAGGTTATTTTTTATTCACCAAACATTCACGCAATTATTTTTAAATTATTTTTTTACCATCTCCTAACTTCTTCATTTACTCCACAACCCAATGATCGTAAATATGTCATTGTATCTTTAATATTTGAATGTCTACATTGCCTCATAATAACATAAGGATCTTTTACAATATTATAAAGTTCTATACAGCCCGTATGCTTCCACGCATAGAATCCTTTTGATGGAACTTCGATAAGTTTATTAATTTCTCGTTGAGTTTTAGAAAAATACTCGATCATTTTAATAGGTTCCGTATTTGGTTTAAAATATTCGCCAAAAATATAAAGTTCCGGATCCAACTCAAGTATATTCATTTCAATAATAATCTTTTCCAACGACTCCGGAATTGTAACGCTGTTTTGATCCCTCCCCTTTGAGTTCTCTGAAGGAATAACAATGGTTTTATTTTCCCATTTGATATGTTTAATTTGAAGTAACCCTAATTCTGTACGACGAAAGAACCCATATTTAACAAAACGGGTTGCGTAGTAAAATGGTTTATCATTTGTATAAGTGTATTTAATGAACTTCTGTTCTTCTACCGGTGAGTAAGTAATGTTTTTCCCAGTATCCTGTCTGACTTTCTTAATTCCTTTTATAGGGCTTTCAGTTATAAGCTGACGTTCAACAAAAGAATTAAAAAAAGTGCTGAGAATACTTAAATGACCGTTGTGAGTTTTACCACAATATTTTTTTACTTTAAGTAGCCAATCGAAGTACCCCCGGGCCTGCTTATTAGTAAAATTGTGAACAAATAGTTTATCGAATTTGGCAATTACAAGCCATTTCTTGAAAAGGTTTATTTCATCCTTATAGGTCTTATAGGACCGGGGGGTTATATAGCTCTTCTTTACTGATAGTATATCATCAAGAGCCTGAGAGATGGTAATATCAGGTATTTCTTCCTTTATTTCTTTGGTGAATGGGTTCCATCCCTCTTTTAGTCGTAAGACGTATATATTAATTAAGACGGAGGCAAATTCTTCTCGCTCTTTTTTTGTCTTAAGAAAATTAATCCCATCTTTAACTCGAAATTGTTTCTTTTCTCCTTCGTATTCGAAAACAAAATAGATATACCAGGATTTAGATAGATCGCCCTTGCAATTGTTTAATTTAGGTGTGGTATAATTCCGATTAATCATAATAATTATGTACTGTTTTATGTACTTTTTTTATTTATGCATTGATAATCAGACCTAAATATGTAAAAGTACGCAGGATGAGACTTCACAAAGCGTATTTTTCAATTTTTAATTGATTGATTATCAATAACTAATTTTTATATAGATGCTGAGTATTCATGTACTTTATGTACTGGTGCATGTACGGAATTTAACTCGAAATTTAGAAGTGCAACTTCTTGCTCGAGAACTGATATTTCACTATTTTGATCTTCAATTAGTTTTTTCTGAAGAGCAATGATTTTTAAATTCTCGATATTATCTGACATAGGTCTATATCATTAGTTTAATTAATTCGTATATTAATCTGATTATCGCCCCAATTGCTAATACTGCAATAAGTATTTTAAATAACCTATCCGGGATCCAGTTTAATTTTGAGGGCTTATACATTAGAATATCTTCTTTGCCGTTCCAAGAACCTGGAATACCTTTCTTATAATTGATTTCGGAATATCCTGTTCATCAAATTCCAAGTTAAGGGGTACAAGTCTGATGTAATCATCTCCCTTTCCTGATTTTCGCACCTTCTTAACGGTTCTATACTCATCCGTAACCACAACATATATTTCACCGGATAACAAGTATGTATTCCAATCCTGAAGCTCTCTGATAGCTATCATGTCACCATGTGAGATCAGTGGTTCCATTGAATGACCGGTTATATTTACCCAGTGATCAGCTTTATTATATTGTTGAAAATCTATATAATAAGATGGAGTTGTTGTCTTGTCATTTATTACCATATCATACCCTCCTATAAAGTCAACATCGTAATACGGAACACCTTTTTTTTCATAGTTTAATTTAGGTTCACTTATTAATAAATTATCGGTTAATTTTTCTTTAAGCATTTCACCCTCACCAGTCAATAACCAACCGGAATTTAAGTCCGGATATTGCATGGCAATTGCATGCATAGTTTTTGGTTGAATTGAGCTTCTTATACTATTTACAAAGCCTCCTGATAAATTACATGACAAAGCAAACGTTTTTTGGCCTATTTTCTTATAGGCCAAAAAAATTATAAGTCTTTGTTTCACTGTAGTTTCCATTTTTTAAAATTTTCAGAAGTATAAATAAAGTTAAACGTGCATAGATATACTATGTATTATTTTGTAGTTACATAGCATTAGTATATATTTGCACCATGTAATAAATGAATATGCAAATGTAATGCAGCTACAAACAATATGAAATAGCAAAAATACGCTATTATTTGAATATAACAACGAAAAATTAAAATAAAAACTACAAAATATATGAACAAGTATTCATTTAAAAAAGGATTCGGTCAAGTACAACAGAAAGACATTAAAATTGTCAAGACCGAAATTATGGAAGCATTGGGTATCACAACCCGCTATGCATGGGGTATGAGGCTAAAAGGTGAAATTGAACCTAGAGTTTCTGAAGCTGAAGCAATCGAAAGGATCTTTAAAGCACATGGGATTAAATCTATTTGGGGGGTGTAAATATGAATATGACAGCTAAGCTTGGTAAGCGTGAATTTGAAATGACGAAATATGCTGCATGGGGAGCGACTAAGAAGGATATTTCTAATCTACTCCACGTATCAATCAGAACGGTTGAAAATACTTTTAGAAAGGTATTTGAAAAAACAGGAGTCACGAAAGTAAATGAATTATCAGCATGGTTTTTCTGCCACGAATTCAATATATCAATGGATCTTTCCCCACTTAAGCGACAACTTGGATGTATCGCTCTTCTCTTCCTGTTTTCAGCACAACTTTACTTTTCGGATTGCAAAATGAATAGAAGAAGATCTATTTCAGCAAAAGAAAACCGAACTGAAAAAACAAGCCGGACAAGGACATCCGGAAGACTAAAGGAAATGGAAAGTGAGTTATTAATCGATTATCTAATATACTCTTAAATACTACTTCTATGATACTATTCTTATTATTCTTAGCATTCATTTTATTATGTGTTTTCGGACCTATCGCAATAGCTTCAGTAATGCAAAAAGAAGACTTTGAAAAGAACTCTGAAAATGGAGAATCTTATGAAGCATTTTGCAATCGATGTTATTCTCATTTCATTTAGATCATGACAGTAGATAAGGAAAAAATAGCAGCTATCCGACTTCAGGAATTAGGATCTCAACTACAAGGCATAATGGGTGAATTAAACTCAATTATCAACGCTCCTGAAAAAATAAAGAAAGTAAGCAAAAGAGATGAACTATTCGCCAGACTTTCTAATAATTTCGATAAAAAACAATTAAGAAGACAAAATAAATAAGGTACCCCGGCAAAGTGTTGCAGGGTGTTGAAATATAACTCGCAAAGTCAGTTTCAAACCTACCAAAATCAATTAAACTCACATAAACTTAATCACAATGGCAAAACCTAATTTTCAGTGGACAACAATTCACACAGACACCCGCATGATTCACACTTTTGAGAAGAATCGTGTAATTGTATTAGACAAGACAAATAATCAAGCCACGACCATGGTAGACGGTAAAACAACCGGTTCATTTACTACTACTGGAATGTTGCTTGAAACCTATGAGCAACTACTCACCAATTTCGCCAAAAACGGATCTTTAATCCCTGTTAGTTATTCAATTCAAAACTAATCGTATGACAGCAATCTACGTACTATCAGTAATTTTATTAATCGTTTGTTTTGTAATTATTGAAAAGTCCCTGGCTAAAGAATCAAAATCAATTATTGAGAAACTGGAAGAGCAAATCAGTATTCGAGATAAAATGATTATCAAAGTAAATAGCGAAATTAAAACGCTGGAATTTAAAGCTAAAATGCTCACTAAGGTCAATGAGAATCTCGAAGCAAAGCTTCACCGGTACCGGGATGAAAAAGGACTTTTTATAAAATCACCTAAAATAGTTGAAAATGAAAAAAGATAGTCTTAAATATGCGCTTATCGCATTGTTTTTTCTCGGATTTTTAACGCTTATATTACTTCAACTAACAGCACACTAAATTCATATAATATAATGAAATCAGTTGATGAATACAAAGACATAAATTCTGTAATGCGTAATAAAGCAATAAAATTACGATGCATATCAGAAATGATAGTTGGAGCGATAAACAGACTTCAAGATGCCCGTCAAATATATTTCTTCTTCAATACTTCTCAAAATTACAAAACCATGCAGATCAAACAAATATCAGTAGATCGACTGATCAGTTTTTACGAAAATACTTCAAAAAATTAAATCAACAATTTACCTAATAATAAAGTCATGTCAGAAAAATTAAAACCCGACTTTAATGTAGTCGACAAAACCACGCTCGTGGATCAGCAACCAATCAAAGATTCATTCATTGATACACTGGTAAGAATGCACCGGTTTACTCCGGAAGATTCTGAAGCAACATACGAACGCGAATCCAGGTATTTCAAAAGACTGGTATCTCAAAATGACTGGTTAAAAGAAAGCACCGGAATTTCATTGTGTTCCGCTTTTTTCGAAGTTGCTATTACCGGACTTTCTCTACAACCTGGAAGTAAGTCAGATTCCTATCTCGAAGCAAGAGCCGCAAACCAACCTAAAGAAGGTCGTGATAATTGGGTAAAAGTGGCTCGGTTGGTAGTAACTGCTTACGGAGAGCTTAATCTCAGGATCAAGTCAGGACAAATCATCCGAATGAATAATCCAATAGTTATTTATGATGGAGATAAATTTCAACCATGTACAAATGAACGAGGAGAACTTAAAGTTGATTACTTACCTGCAATTCCAAGAAAGACAAATAAAATTATTGGAGCTTATGTCTGTATTGTCCTTCCTCACAATGGACTTGATTTTAAATGGCTATTAGAAGATGATATTACCAGGTTAGCAAATTACTCAAAAACCAAAACTCAAAAGGATGGTAATTCTCTTTACAAAGCGAATGACGGCCAAATAGATCCTGGGTTTTTGGAAGCAAAATGCATTAAACATGCTATGAGGGCCTATACCAAACTGAAGGTATCTGAGAATATATCTTTCGAAGGCGATGAGCAGGAAGAAATACAGCCAAAAACATTCGTTGAGGAAATACAAAAAACAGCAACAATTCAAATTACTAACCAAACAGATGAGGAGGAAATATTTTAATGGAAACAACACAAACATTACCCGCAGAAACTACATCCGTAGTAAAAATTGAAGAGTTTAAAACTCTTATGACTCAAGCCCCAATAGTTCTTGCAGAAAACAAAACATCATACTCCAAAGCACTTGAAAAAGGGAATGAGTTAATTGCATTAGCAAAACAGGGAATGAATGATATTATCGATGCTCAACTTGCATCCTATATTGATAAGGTAAAGAAGACAAAAAAGGCAATGAACGATAAACGTTCTTCATTTACTCAAATGATGACATTAGTTGCTAAGGAATTTACATCATTGGAAAATGATTTAAACACTCCTATTGACACGCTCCAATCACTCCGGAACGATTATGCAACTAAGATCATGAAAGAACGACAGGAAGCAGAAAAACAGGCTCAATTGAAGCTTGCCAAAGAACAGGAAGCTATCGAAATCGAAAGACTTTATCGTATTGGATATGCTCAGGCAAGTTCTGAATATATCATGAATTTTAAAAATACAAAAAATGCCTGGTTTAATGGTCTTATTCTTTCCAATATCGAAACTGCATCTAGTGAAATAGAAAAATTTGATAATAATCTTAGCGATGCTCAATTTGTTTTCTATGTCCAAATAGAATTAGCTATTCGGCATCATACTGCTGAAGAAAAAGTATTGATTACCGGAAAAATCGCTCAACAACTTTGCTACACGGCAATGGATGATTTTAAAAAATCAATTACCGAATTCAAACGTGAACTACTCGATATGATTCCTTCGAAAAAAAACCAACTGGAAGAAGTGGAACGTCAACGTCTAGCCGATATAAAGGCAAAAGAGGAAGAAAAAGAACGTCAACGGCTCGCAGATTTAGCATCCGAACAGGCAAGACAGAAGGCAGAAACAGAACAAAAAGAAAAAACTGAGAAATTAAAAATTGCTTTTGAACAGCTTGTTTATGCAAGAACTGGATATGTCATTCCGAGTGAATCAAATAATTTGGAACTATTTGTAACGCCTACAAAATCAATTCCGGAACTCGAAAATGATTTTATTTCAATTAAAGAAGAATGTAAAGAAATACCTTCTTTGATTGAATTTGCAAAATCAATGGAAAAAAAAGAATCCGAACGTATTGAATCAATAAACGCTGAAAAAGAACGCCAACGTATTGTTTCTGAAAACGAAGAAAATGAACGTATTCGGAAAGAAGAGGAGAAGCAAAAACTTAAGGAAGAAGCCAGGTTATCACAATTAAAAGCTGAAGCTGCTGCCACTGTTCAGGCAACCGGACAATCAGTAAATGCAATGGTTGATACTCAGGCTGATTTATTTACTGAAGCACCAAAAGTAAAAGAGGGATATGATATCAAAGTACTGAATCCGGCCGGTTATCTTCAACTTATATCTTTTTGGTTCGAAAACGAAGGTAAAAACCTTACCAACGACAAAATAGAATCCATGTCAATCACTCGTATTAAGGCATTCTGCGAAAAGTATGCTGTCAAAAACGATGTGACAATTGAAAGTAAATTACTTGTTTACGAACCGGTTTATAAAGCGAAATAACTATGAAACACACACAAGGAGATTGGATTAATCTAGGCTATAGAGTCGATGTAGATATTGCTGATGGTTTGTCAGGAATCTGCGAGATGTCAGATTGGATGGATAAAGAAGAAATGGAAGCCAACGCAAAGCTTATCGCTGCTGCACCTGAATTGCTTGAAGCTTTAAAGTCTGCAAGGACAGAAATGCTTAAAGTTGGGGTAAACTACGATAACGCAAGCACGTACAACATTATTGATAAAGCAATCAAAAAAGCAACTGAGTAATGGACGCTTATTTTAAACGTCCTGAAGTATCAAATTCGGATTTGGGTTGGTTATTGGACCAACTCAATCCGAAATCAAACCCGATGGATCCTACACAAGCCTTTGCCGATGGAAATCTTCTTGATGCCATGATAACCGAATCTTATAAGGTTGATTATTTCAAAAGAACCCGGGAAGATGTGATTTATAAAAAGGCAACTTTTGAGAATACCATTAAAATGAAACAAGCCTTTTGGCGGGATCCTTTCTGTTCTGACCTAATGAGTGGAGCAAATGCACAAAAAATAAGTATCCAGCGCAATGCGTTAATGAATTTTAATGGTGTTGAATTTGAACTCGATCGGAGATGTAAGTGGGATATTTGGCGGGATGACTGGAAATGGGGAGGCGATATAAAGAGTACGGCTGCCGAAACACAGATGCAGTTTGAAGCAGCTTGTAAATTCTTTCAATACGATCGCTCACGTGCATGGTATATGGACATTGAAGGAGCTGATAGAGATGTGATAATAGGAATTTCGAAGAAAAATCACAAAGTCTTCAAAATATTTATAAATAAAGAATCAGACTTCTACTTAGAAGGGAAACAAAAGTATTTAGAATTAGCCTACAAATGGCATTTATTTTTTGGAAACGGAAGACCATGAGAATAGTAGTTGAAAAAGAAAATAAGTATTTAATTCAGTTTGATTACGATCGGAAGATATCGGCAGCTGTAGCCAAACTTCCGGATGTAAATTATGATTCGAAATTGAAGCGTTGGGAACTTCCACGCCGTTGGGAATTTGAAGTTCAGATGTTCGCTCAGAAATATGCTTTTGATATGACTGGAAAGATTTCAAAACGTCGTGTTTTCGATGCACCTGCTGAAATGCCAAAGCTTAATCAAAATATTGATCTTAAGCTAAAACCTTACGATTATCAAAAAGAAGGTATTGCTTACGGGATTGAACACGGTAGCTGTATCAATGGGGATGCTCCTGGACTTGGAAAGACTCTTCAAAGCATCGCAACGGTTATAGCTAAAAATGAATTTCCCTGTCTTATTATTTGCCCGGCTTCTTTAAAATTGAACTGGGAAATGGAATGGAAACTTTGCTCCGATCATAAACCGGTTATACTTACGGATTCAATAAAGCACACCTGGGAAACATTTTATAACATGGGTGTATATGATGTATTTATCGTCAACTATGAATCAATACAGAAGTATTTCGTTTTGAATATTGAGACCCCAAAAGGGGAAACAATGCTACTTAAACACATTAATTTTCTTCCAAGTATAAATGTTTTCAAATCGGTAATTATCGATGAAAGTCACAGGGTAAAAGATAAAACAACACGACAAAGTAAATTATCCTACGGGATAGCATTAGGTAAGTTCACCCAGTTACTCAGCGGTACCCCGATTGTAAATAAACCGGTTGATCTAATGTTTCAACTTATGATCATTGATAAACTGAAAGAGTTTGGTGGATCCGTTGCATTTCGTGAAATGTGTGCCGATGAAGAGCGTTGGCCGGAAATTAATTCAATACTCCGGAATAAATGCTATTTCAGAAGAGAAAAGAAAGATGTACTCAAAGAGTTACCTGATAAATTTCGACAAAAGGTATTTTGCAATATTTCAAATCAACCTGAATACGATGCTGCAATGGCAGATCTTGAAAGTTATTTGAGAGAATATCGAAAAGCAACTGAACCTCAGATTGCAAAAAGTATGAAGGGTAAAATAATGGTTCAGATAGGAGTACTTAAAAACATTTCGGCACGTGGAAAACTTGCTGATGTGAAGGAATATATTGATGATGTACTTGAATCCGGTGAAAAGATTGTCGTGTTCATCTATCTTAATGAGGTGGCCGATGTACTAAGAAGCTACTATCCAACTGCATTATTTTATACCGGTTCGGAAAGTTCAGAAAAAAGGAATACTAATATACATAAATTCCAACGCTGTACTGTCTGTGATACTCGATATGAAAGGCATTCTAATTCTGATCATGAATTTGTTCCCACCGATCATAATTTGATATTCGTAAACTACAAAGCCGGTGGTGTTGGTATTACCCTTACAGCAGCTTCACGCGTGGCATTTATTGAGCTTCCATGGCATTCAGCCGATACCGATCAATGTGAAGACCGTTGTCACCGTATTAGTCAGAAAAACGCTGTACAGATATCTTATTTCTTAGGTAAAAATACGATTGATGAAGATATTTACCAGGTTATAAATGATAAGCGCGAAATGAGTTCAGCATGTACGGGGGCTGTTGATAATACTGAAGAATCTACTATTGACTCAATTATAAATTTATTTTCATTAAAATAAAATCCTATGAGCGATCTATTCCCATTCGAAATTCAGGAAATTTCAACAAAGAAAAAGAAGTTCTATAAAGCCGGAGACGGAAAGTTCACCGATCCAGTAACTGCAAGAGTTGATCAGGCTGAAAAAGAGTGTAAAATTCACAAGACGAATGAAGCCTATTACAAACGTCAATGCGAGCGTTTACAGCGTGAAATAGTAGAAGTAACGAATAAGAACAAGGATCTTGAAAAACAGCTCACATGGTCAAAAATTCAGATAATACGATACTAATTACAACCGGCGAACTTGATCAGATAATGCTTCATCTCGACTCAGCTTTTTGCGACACTGGAGATCAGAGTATTTTTAAAGTAATCGATATTTTAATGTCAGACACAAATAAACAAATTATAAATGACACTTAACGAAGAAGCAACGCAAATACAAGATTATCTTGAAATCCATTGTTCGGATAATCCGGCAGAAATTCAACAACGAATTCGGGAACTGGCTGTATATACGGCACGCACAGGAAAAATGTTGGCAGATGCAAAAATGGTTTTGAACACAAAGAAAACTTCAGAGATTCAAAAGACTATTATTAGCATCGCAAAAGAGGCTCATTTAGCGGCTGCTGTTCAAAGCGCGCTATTAAAAAGTATCTGTATTGAAGAAAGTTATTTAGTTGATTGGTTGGACCGGTTAAACGCAAGCTGTACACATCAATCAGCATCTATGATAACTTTACTTAGTTATGCAAAAGAAGAAATGAAGTTATCGGGGGCTCAATTTTAAAAATAAAATTATGTGTGAAATAATTCAATTAAGCGAAACATCTACAGCTTTCATGTGTGGTGGACAACCTACCGATCATACTTGCAATGAGGATGGATTAGTACTAATTCTTTCAGATGAAGAAGAAGTTCCTGATACCCCCGATAATCAAGTTAAGTATGAAAAAGAGATACGTGGTGGTAGTGTATGCTGTACTGTCTGTGGTCGATCTGCTTTTTCAAATGCAATGTGGTTAGATATTTAGTAAATCGGTGTGTTGGCGGAATTGGTAGACGCAACAGTAGGCTTGAAATATAGCTAACGTGTGACGAGGTTCGAGCCCTCGTAATAAACTGGAAAAGGAACACGTGCAGGTTCGAATCCTGTACACACCACAATTCAATTTTAAACAAAATAAATTTTATGGAAGTAACAAAAAATGAAATTAGTAAAGCGACTATCAAAAACGATCGTTGTAACGTGATCTTTAAAGAGAACACAGCAACTGATATTAATACCGTTAACAAGGATTGTAGCGGAATTATTCATGCTGATCTTCTCGCTTCGTTTAATCGCATGAAAGTGCATTTAGTAATGTTATGTGAGCAGCCTGAAATGAGTTTAATCTCTCACGCTACAATCAGTGATTTTGATATCAGTCAATTGGATAATTATGTGATCACAGGTTATGTGATTGGTGGAACTGACGAACATGAAGGTGTGACAATTATCGGTCAAAAATTGCTCAAGTCAGGAAAAGTGCTGAATCTTATCGCTCCTTTTACAAAGTACGAGGATGATTATGAATTCTCTGAAGAACTTGGACAGGATGTTCAAATGTGTTCGTACGAAGTAGATCAATATCTTTTTCATGATAAGTTCGGTATAAAACAACAGGAATTTGAATTTGATAAAGCCAACGAAGCGACTATTGAACTTTCTAATGCTGCTTCAGGGATTAATGGTAATCTTATCATTAAAGGTCATGGCAAGAGAAAGAAAAAACTTGAAGAACTTGAAACGGTACTTGAAGGATCAGGTTTAGTACTCGAACCTGTTATCTAATGACTATACAACTTGACATATCAACGGATTTATATATTGTTGAATTTGACTTTCATCCAAGATTGTCAAGTGAAATAAAGAAGATTGAGGGGGCAAAATACATTCCAAGTTTAAAGACCTGGAATGTACCCCGCTCCTCTTTAGCTCAACTTCAACATTACGCTGAATGTGCTAAAGGATTTGGACCGGTTGATTGGCAAAAGAAAAGTATTGAGTCTGAAATGCCAGATTTATTGGTTCCGCATCAATTAAAGCTAAAGCCGCGCGACTATCAACTCAAAGGAATAGCAAGAGGACTTGTTTTAAAGAGGTGCATTAATGCCGATGAGCCTGGCCTTGGAAAAAGTATGCAAAGCATTGCAACAATCAACATAGCGCAATCATTCCCTTGTCTTATTATTTGTCCAAGTTCTTTAAAGATCAATTGGGAGCGTGAATGGTCAAAGTTTACCGATAAAAAGGCAATGATATTAACCGATGAAATGCGTGATAATTGGCCTTATTACTTTAACCAGGGTATTTATCAGGTTTTCATAGTCAATTACGAATCTTTGAAGAAATACTTTGTATTGCATGAAAAACAATCAGAGCATTTTTCACTCAAAAATGTGATTTTTAAGGAGAATGTGAAGATTTTTAAGTCGGTCATTATTGATGAAATACACCGCTGTAAATCTTCTTCTACTCAACAAAGTAATTATTGCAAAGGAATAGCACAAGGGAAAGATTATGTAATCGGATTAACAGGAACCCCGATTGTAAATAAACCAAAGGACCTGGTACCACAACTTTCAATCATTGGCCGGCTTAATGATTTTGGTGGATCCATTAATTTTCAAAAACAATTCTGTGCCGGTCCTACCGAATCATCAAATTTGAAAGTATTGAGCGCAATGCTTTACGAAAATTGCATGTTCCGAAGGGAAAAAGCAAAAGTATTAAAAGAGTTGCCCGCAAAAGTTCGACAACTTGTAACAGTTGAGATTAGTAACCGTGAAGAATACCAGTTCGCTGAAAATAATTTGAAAGAATATCTTAAGAAGTATAAAGAAGCAACTGATAAAAATATAAAAAATGCACTCAAAAGTGCTGCAATGGTCCGGTTAACTCTACTTAGACAAATTACTGCAAGAGGGAAAGTAAAAGAGGTTATAGACTGCGTAAAGGACTTCCAGCTAAGTGGAAAAAAGATGATTATATTTTGCTCTCTTCATATCGTAGTTGATCAACTTAAACACGCTTTTCCATCGTCCGTATGTGTAACAGGAAGGGAAAATCAAGAACAAAAACAGAGAGCCGTTGATAGTTTTCAAAATAGTTCTAAAACAAATATTATCATTTGCTCGATTAAAGCTGCCGGAGTCGGTCTAACGCTTACCGCCAGTTCAGATGTTTCGTTTGTTGAGTTTCCCTGGACTGATGCAGATTGTTGCCAATGCGAGGACCGGGCACACCGTATGGGACAGAAGGACAGTGTTACAGCACGGTATTTCTCAGGTAGAAATACAATTGACGAACGTGTTTATCAAATAATTCAAACAAAAAAAGGAATCGCCAACGCCGTTATGGGTGGAAGTGATGAAGTAAGTGAAAGTACTCTCGATTTATTAGCAGATATGTTTAACTAAAATAATAAAATTATGTACGTAATTACAAAAGCTACTTTAAAAATGGTAAACGGGGACAAATTAGTCCTTAAAGAAAGAATTGAGACTCAGGATATCGAGATTTACAGAGCAGAACTACACGCAAAGCATGTTTGCACCAGTATTTTATTTGTATTTGAAGAAAAAGTACCGGAACCCATTGAAGCAACTACAGTTTAAATCACTAATCTTAATCTAAAATGGGAAAGCAAGAATTTATAATTGATCAACAGGGTCAAATTGGAGGCGAAAATGTCGTATGTAAGGAACATGTAGGAAATAATCACTTGCCAGTGTGCCGCAAGTGTTGTTTTGATCACACTGGAATGGGCGAAACCTGTGATAAAGTAAATTGTATGCCAACTGAAAGAAAAGACGGTAAAAGGATTTATTTTGAACTAATACATCAGGAAGCGTGAAAAATTTAAGGAATTTGCAGATCGATAAACTCACAGTTTTACAAGGAATCAAACTAACTTGTAGACGAACGTATGATAGATTTCATTGCGGAGTGTGCTATTTCAAAGAGAAGGGTGAAAACTGCCCTCAAGGAGTAAAAGACCCGCTTTGTTTCGCAACTGAAAGAGAAGACCTGGAAAGTGTTTATTTTCAAAAATCAAAAGGAAAAATAGTATGAAAAAATTCAATGGTAAGGCGATATATAATCCAAGCGGAGCAGCGAGGGAATATAGTTATTGGGGTTGTAATTTAGTAGTAGGTTGCTCAAATGGATGTGAATACTGTTATTGCAAAAAAGGTATTCTTAAAGGTGTTATGGGAATGGATAGACCTCAACTTAAAAAATGTTTGGTTAATGAAATAACCGCTTTTGAAATATTTAAAAAAGAGGTATTAATCAATAAAACAGAACTTCAAAAACACGGTCTTTTCTTTTCTTTTACAACAGATCCGATGTTGACTGAATTTTGGGATTTAACCTGGAAGGCAATTATGTTTTGTAATGCACACGAAATTCCAGTTAAAGTACTTACAAAACTAGCCGGTTGGGTCGAAAGTACTTTGAATTATTTTAATCATTCCAATTCTGATAATGCCGATCGGGAATGGAGAAAACTTATTGCATTTGGGTTTACTCTTACAGGGTATGATGAACTTGAAAGGGGAGCATCAACTAATCAGGAACGGATTGAAGGCATGAAACTGTTACATGAAGCGGGTTTCAAGACCTTTGCAAGTATTGAACCTATCATTGATTTTGAAAGAAGCTACGAAATGATTCGTCTATCGTTGGGATATTGTGATTTATACAAAATAGGCCTTATGTCAGGTCAAAAAGTAGATAAACACTTCTATAATAAACTTAGATCTTTCAATTTACAAGTAGTGAATACGCTCGCTCACTTTCCTGCAAAAGTATATTGGAAAGAATCAATTCAAAAGCATTTTGGGATATTTCCCGATGCCAGATGTAATGTAACTCGAAAGTACAACATATTCACTGGCGGGGATGAATGCCTTGAAGAATGTACTTCATGCAACAAAGAATTTGATATTGAAGATATGGAAAGCGACTCAGCTGGTAATTGGTTTTGTCCGGAATGTTGGAAAGTGCTCGAACCGGTTATGAGAACTGAATATGAAGAATCTTTAAAAAATGGCTAAATCAATCACTCTAATTAATCCGACCGGACAATCGAAGGATTTATTTAATTGGGAGTTTTTCGCTCTTAAAATTGAGTTTTCAAAAACTGCTCAATTCATAAAGTGGGCTGAAGAACATAAAGTAAGCGCGTATCCGGAAAATTTAAAATCTAATCCAAAAGGGTTATTGCGATTTAACCCGGTACCTGTTGATCAATTTTTAAAAGAAATGGGTTACAAAATAATACAAAATGAAAACACCTGATCAATATCGATTTGAAAACGAAGAACTAAGGAAACAGAATTCTTTGGGTAATTTAAAAGCCATTTTTCTTGGTTTATTCGTAATTGTACTACTACTTCTCGCATTTATTTACGATTTAATAAATAAAATATGAAAAAACTAATTCTTTTGGCTGTAATATCCTTATTCCTTTCCGGGTGTGTTGATCATGGTTTATACGGTAAACCTCAACACAGACAACACGTGAAGACCCACCACGTTAACTCTAACGGGCGTTATAATTAAGACTATGAAAGTACTATCAGTAAAAAATCCCTGGGCATGGTTAATCTGTGCTAATATCAAACCTATTGAAAACCGTACTTGGAAATGCCCTGAAAAGTATATAGGACAACGTATACTTATTCATTCGAGCGGAATACCAGATAAAGAACCATATAAAATATTTACAGGAGATCAAGCCGAATTAATCTTTGAAGGGGAGGATGTAGATACTATGATCCATGTATTTGATTCATATAAACAAACTTCTCGAATTATCGGTTCGGTTGAAATAGTTGATTGCGTACCCAATCATGAATCTATTTGGGCTCAACATACAGCCATTAAGAAAAAAAAGATTGCTGGCGAAATATTCATGGTTGAAGTCCCTGTTTATAATTGGGTACTTGCAAATCCTATCCTTTTCGATAATCCAATTGAAAACGTAAAAGGAAAACTAAGTTTTTGGGATTATGAATTAAGCGAAGAAGCATATTTGAATACTTTTTCTCATGAATCCATAATTAATTATGTGAATAACAATGAACAATCAACCTAATCTATTTGTAGATCAAAAGCTTTCAGCTAACGATATCATACAATCGTATATCAATGACGTGCTACGGAATAAGCCTCAAACGAAGGTTTTCCCGAATACATACATTGGTAGTTGGGAGTGTGATATCGTTGAACTGACTAAGTCCGGATATTTGTACGAATATGAGGTGAAAATTACCCGGGCGGATTTTAAAGCCGATGCAAAGAAACAACGATCTGGAAACAAAGAAATAGATGGTGTATGGCAGCCTTGCAAACATGTAAAATATGATATCCTTCAATCCGGATCCCGCGTGAATTACTTTTATTATATAGTTCCGAAAGATCTTATTTCAGTCGATGAAGTTCCGGAGTTCGCCGGATTAATTTATATCGATACTTCTTATGTAAATCCATATTTTAAAGTTGTCAAGGTCGCTCCTAAACTTTCAAAGGAAAAAGCTACTGATAGAATAATTTTAAAGCTACTTGAAAGCACATATTATCGTTATCACTCACTAAGGAGAGCATTATGAGAAACATTCGTGAAATAAGAGATTTACCTGTATCTCAACTAACAGATGAAGAAATACTTAAAGCAGCTGTCGATAGATTGCAAACTAAAGCAGCTATGTTGGTTTATGATGATGGAAATAAATGGATATTTCTTTCAAGATGTAAAGAAGGTGGATCCGGATTAATTTCCGGAATGAAAAAAGTTTGTGAGACTGTATTTGGTAAGTTTAAATCATTAAATGACGAAGAGTAAATAACTATAAACAAATAAATTATGGAAGTATTTGGACAATTGATTTCGTTTATAAAAGAAATATTTTCTTGGTGGTTTACCGTCACTCCATGGGAGCAAGCTGTATTTATTCGATTTGGTAAAAACTGTAAGGTTTTGAAAGAGGGGTTCTACTTTAAAATTCCGTTTATTGATCAAATATATGTTCAGCAAATAAGATTAAGAACTGTAGATTTACCCATTCAGACCATTTCTACGTTGGATAATAAAACAATAACAGTCAAATCGGTAATGACGTATTCAATCGTAGATATATTTACTCTTTATAATACAATTTCGCATCCGGAACTAACATTGGCCGGAATTGTAATGAGTGAAATATCCGGGTATATTCGAATAACTAATTCAGATGTCGTAGATACAATCAAAATGGAGCAAAATATTTTGGATAAGTTGATTGAAAAAAATTACGGTCTTGGCGATTTGACGGTGAGAATAACTTCATGGGCGGAGGTAAAGACTTTTAGACTTATCCAGGATCAGAGTTGGATGAGTGAGGGCATGAATATGAATAAGCAAACAAGTAAATAATATGATGTGCAATTGTAAAAACGTTGAATCAGGCAGTTATGCCAATCAAATCGAAGTCAATCGACCTAAACATATGATAGGTCGATGCGAAGGAACCTCATCTCATACAATTTGTATCGACTCCTGCATATTGGAAGAAATTCAGGAGTTATGGAAGATGGGTATTATAACAACGGGGTGCTGTTGTGGACATAATAAATTCCCTGCATTTGTCGGAGTAATCGAAACTGATATTCTAAAAATGAAAGCACTTGGTTACACTGTCCAATTTAATCCATGTAGACCAACTGCTGAAGATACATTTAATTTATAACTATGAAAGAAGAAATTTGCATACATTGCCATAAACCGAAAGTATCGGTCATTGAAACTCCTGAAGGATTTGTTTGTTATCTTTGTTATACAAATAAAAAGGATGCTGCAGAACCAAAGAAAGGAAAAAGAAAAATAGGTCATGAAGAAGCGGATATCCAATCAGAGTTTTTTAAAGTTGTTCCGACGTTCTTCCCGAAATTACCAGATAAGTTACTTTTTTCCGTTCCGAATGGTGGATCCAGGAATCCGATTGAAGCTAAGAATCTTAAAAGGCAAGGATTGAAGCCAGGAGTTCCCGACGTAATCCTTCTTATACCTAAAAAAGGATTTGCAAGCCTTCTAATGGAGTTTAAAACTCAACAAGGCAATCAATCGGATGAACAACTATTATTTCAACAACAGGCAGAGAGTTGTGGTAGTAAGTATGTAATTGTTCGGAGCGTTGGAAATGCGATTGACGAGATGAAAGAGTATTTAAAATAGGTGAAACCGTCAGAAATGGCGGTTTTTTTTGTTTTATATAGCTTATTGAAAGATTTAACTAAGATTTAACACAAATAATTTGGTTTATATAGTCAAATATGACTATCTTTGTATCATCAAAAAGAAATTAAACGTCTAACAATTAAAAAATAAACATTATGAAAACTTCAATCGAAACATTATTGAATTCTTACGTATCTGATAACAAAAAGTCAATTATTGAAAATGGTGGTAATGCTGCTGAGTATATTTTAGCTGACACAGAAGCACAGGACCAGGGATGGTTATGGTTCTTATCTGACGAAGAAATAACCGATTTTGAAGAAAATAAAGATGCAAGAAAACGTTACATTCAAGAAATTAGAGACTTTGTAAATTCAAATTTCAATTATAAACTTAAAAGTGATGATTTAATGATAATTCGTAATACAATGTCAGACGAATTACTATTAGTAAGAGAAGGATGGTTTGAAACAAAAAAATTATGCGAAACTTATGATAATAACGGTCAACAAGTAGGTTGCTATAATGCAGGTTGCTATGCTTTTGAAAATTCATCATGCGATATTCACTTAGATTTTTATATCGCTTTATCCGGTAATTTTGGAATTGGATCTTTGATGGATGACAATGATTTAACAAGTCGTGATTTAGTGGAATTGTTGTCAGATAATGAAGATTCCGGTATATTCCCTGAATTTGGGAAAATGGTTGAATTCTTTGAAAACTGGAAAGAAGAAAACGAAACTCATACAGAAATTTCAGAGACCTACAATTATTGGAATGGGAACAATCATCAGACCGTTACATTAGATACTGATTACCCAACCGATTTGGAAAGAATTGATTCAGAATTAGAAGATGAAATACTTGAAGATTATGAAAATTGCAGTTCTGAAAGCGAATCAAACGGTTTCATATATTATAAAGGCGAAAAATACGGATTTGTAAAATCAGCTTGGGCAACAAGTTGGGAAATTGCAACCGTAAGTGAACGTGATGAAGAAAATTAAGCCAAAAAAAGGGAACCGATTTACACCGGTTCCCTTACAATTTTGAAGATTCAGACGAAATAATTAAAAAGCGTCTAACAATTAAATTTATTTCAATTCCAAACGGTTCAATTAGAGCGACAAATATAAATAATTATTTTATGAAAACAATAGATTTAATAAATAAATTACAAGAAATTGATTCACCGGATACTTTTATCAGCGTTTCGGCTGAATTAGATAAGGAAGGATACAGGATTATTTATGATACAAAACTTGAAAAATACTTTGTTGCCAGGGACCTACGTAAAGAAATCAAAGAGGCAATTTATAAAGAAAAGTTATCTATTCGCGAAGTAGCCATTTTTTTAGGATATGATAATAATAGTTTAACAAAGTATCTAAATGGTCATAGACCAATACCGGATAAGTATTTAGAGAGATTGTTAGCGTTATTGAATTTATAAATACAGAAAAGCCTCGTTTCACAACGGGGCTTTTCTTACAATTAAACCTAATACTATGAAAAAATCACATTATGAATTCAACTAACCACCTTAATATATATCAAATACTTTCAATTTCTGCCCTTAAATCCTTTAGCAGCGATTTAATTTTATCTAAAACCCCGAATAAATTCCATTGAGGGCCAAATGAGTTGATTAATTCCTCTAATTCAGCTATAAGATTAAGTGCTTTCATGGTGTTACTTTTTAAATAACCCCTTTATTTTATCCCAAATAACTACTAAAGGGAATTTCTTCAATAAAAACGTTCCAGCACCAACTCCCCCGGCTACTATTATCGCAATCCACCACCAACTCGAAGTTCGTGATTTTGTAGTTAAGACCTTTTGATCTACTATTGCTTTAACCTCTGCTGAACTGTCTACTTTTACATCTAACCCCTTTTTTACAGCTACTTTAATATCGTTTACAATACCGGAATTGACATTTATTTTCTCTGTATTATTTACTTTATTATCCGAAACCGTTTTATTTGTAAAATCTAACTCAGAAACTAACGGATGTTTGCCCGTACTTGGATCAATGGGTAATGTTGGATCGTAGGTTTTCAGCGTGCCTGTTATATTTCCAGATTGTGAACTTACCTGATCAAATGTTTTTACAATCTCCTTTTCTTTGTTTGTTTTCGATTTATCGGTCAAAGATGAATCAGTAGATTGTTTTATATCCTTTGAAAGACTCGCTTTGCTATCCACGGACGTTTTTAAGGACGTTTGATTAGTTTTCTTAAGACTTGAACAACTAATAATAAATAATAGCGTAAATAGGATGTAAATTAGCTTTTTCATAATTATATAATTTATAGATGAAATTGTATATAATATTTGAATTAAATTGTGTTTAGTTTTCAAAGACTCTTGTTGACCAACCTTTGTAATATTTCCACTGAGAGGGTTTATTTTTGCAGATTTTATAGTACTTTAAAAGTCGGCTGTACTTGTAAAGAATTATAAATTGTTTTTCTGTCATAACAGGTCTGTTATTTAGCCTTGCAATTGAATCCTGAAGTACAAGTACTTTAAGCCTAAGAACGCTTTCATTTACTTGTTTAGTGACATCCATTTGCGAAAAACAAAATACCGGTATAAAAACCAGTAATAAGAGTATTTTTTTCATGCTAATAAATTTAATTTGGTTACTAAATTAATATCTACAATTCCATTTTGAGCTAACCCTACGATTTCCTGTGCTTTCCTTACTCCCGGTTTAATACCCTCGAGAACTGCAGTATCAACTAAGATCGAAGCAATAGATTCGGACTTTATGCCATCACCGCCTATTTTATCCCAAAAATTGAGTTTGTAAAAACCAATGATCAGTTCATTCAAAGTTGGATTTAATTTCAAGTTTTTTGGAAAATTCTTTGAATCTTTTTTACAGATATCTATAATTACCCATCCTGACCATTTAGGCCAAAATTTACGTGCAATACCTTTGTAAGTTTCACCTCCGTTATCGTCCTTATCATTGACGTACCCGCCCTCGATAAGAAGTACTTTTGCAATTGCTTTTCTATAGTCTGCCATAATTTTATTTATCAAATTTTATTTATCAAATGGTGTAACAGTCTCTTTTTTTATTCCTATCATATCTTTAATCTTAGTCACTACCTCCGTGCTAACAATCATGTATAAAAATGAAATTGTAGCGTTATTCGGCCAAGTATCATGAGCATTTCGCAATATATTAATAAGATAACCGGTTACGACAATGTAAGTAGTCCATTTTACACACAACCTACCGGATGCAAGGTCACCCATTCGGGTTGTCGTTTCATTTACAATAAAAATAAACAGGATAAAAAGTGTGATGTGTAAGAATGCTTCCCAGAATTTTTTCATGTTGAATTTTGCTTTGTTTACATGAAAATCTGCTATTACTCCCATTGCTATGTTAGTAGCAAAAGCAATGTTTAAGACAATTATTGTATCCCGTAGTGGGCTGAATGCCCCTATTACTCCTGTTATTGCAAACAGAATGAATGGCTTCATGTAATTGTAAAATGCTTCTAACATAATAATTCATTTATCCTCTCTCGAGGTAGTTTAATTCTATTTTTTAATCCATCGGTCTAAAATACCTAATCCTATCAAACCCGCTGAAACGTAAAGCAATTCATCAATTAAATTATGTGCCCAGATAGCAATAAATACAATCGCACAAATAAACCCTATTGAACCAAAAAATCTTTTTGAAGATGTCGGGCTTTCTGCAGAGAATACATTTTTTATAAATTGTATCATGGTTTTATTTTACATTATTTGATAATTAAATTCACTATCCTCAACTGATTCTAAACTGATTCCTATACTTGAAATTTTAGTTCTATAATAATTTTTAGGAGGTATCACTCCATATTCCAAGTTCAGTCCTATAGAGTAAATTTTACTCCTTACACGACTTACGGGAGGTATAATTCCAGTATCTAAAGCAATTCCGATTGAGTTTATTCGTATCATAATTATTGATCGTAATCCGCATTAAAATGGGCATTCAATTCGACACGCATAAATTTAAGTACAGGAATCTTATAATAGTAATTCGCAGTATCATTAGCAAGTGTAACAAATTCCTGGTCTGCATTAGTAACTGCCCAATTATCATAGTAAGAAATCTTGTCATTCTCTACTTCACTGAATAAAACAGGCTTATCAATATTTACCCCTACTTTATGAAACAGCATTTGCACATCTCCAAAAAAAGGTGCACTGTACCTTGGAAAATCAAGTGATGGAGTATCCATATTATCATACGGAAGAATTTCTATACTTTCAAGTGGAGTTGCTAAAACTTTTTTTACATTAGTTCCTGAATCTCCATTGAGTAATGTAAAATTTAAAACGGATGTACCTGTCTTAAAAAAATAATCAGGTAGATACTGAGTACCATTAAAAACAACAGCCGAATAAATATCTCGATTCAAATTACAAACTTTGTAAATTGTATTAGGCTCTAAAATGTCTGTAGGAAGTAAAGAAAGTGGATTCATTAGATTTTGATGTTTCCCAAAATAATATCCAAAAGCACTACCATCATCACTATTTACATTACTACCATTATACTTAACTCCATTCGGAATGTTAACGGTATTAGAAGTACAACGATTCCATACCTGATTAGATGTAGTATCAAATTCAATAGATTTAACTCCACTAACCATTTTACGCATTAATAGAAGCCCTTGCTCTGAAGATTCTGTACCATCTGCATTCACATTAATTGCTTCGCTTAAATCATTAATTAAATCTATTTTTGCAGCAGGTTTAAAACAACCTACGTAACCTCCTAAATCGGAAGCGTAAAGTGCTTCATTATTTGATTGTGGATTCAGTGAATAATCTGATACAGTGCCATCTGTATTGTACGCATTAAATATATTTGCAGATGTTCCTCCATTTCTTTGTTCTTTTACAATTCGACATGTTTCATTTCCAAAACTATCTTTTGCAAACAATAATATTGAATCAGCAACAGACATTCCAGCAGAAACATAAGCATTACGAACTAATTGAATATTTGCTTTTGAGTCATTAGTCCATACGGGTTGAGTAATAGGTACCGATAGGTATTTAAAAATACAGGTTGATGGGAAAACCATGTAAGTATTATAACCATAAAGTGATATTCCTAGAAAATTAAACTCAACTATTTGAATACTATTTTTTGCTGTACACCATGATATTTCATTTCCCAAAAATGTAGACTGATAAAGATAATGATCTCTTCTACCATCATTAGAACTACCATGCACTATATGGTTAATAAATAAATAGCTAAAATCATTTAGGCCCCCTATATTATAATTATTAATTATTGAATGAAACCAAGATCTACTATTGTTTATTCCACTAACGCTGTCAACAGTCATATTAAAACAAGATAGTCCTTCATGGATAATAGGATTATAATTTAAAAATAGTAATTGCTGATTTATCTCATCACCTATTAAATTTTTATCACCTAAATTAAAATATTCATTTATAACCCCTCTAAAAACGATATTACTAATACCACTTTTTTGTACAGCTTTAAACATACTTTTAAATGGATATTCACGAGTTCCATCACCTGAAAAATCATCTCCCACATACGTATGCACAAAAACTGTATTAGCATTTGTTATAGCTCTAGCTGAATCTGTACCATCAGGATTTGGAACAAATCTTGTTTTAAATAAATTTGCCATATTAAACAGATTTAATAGTTAAGTAGAAGTCAGAGCAAGCCCAATTTGATTGATCTCTATAAATATATTGAGGAACAACTTGTATAGTTAATTTTTCAACAACTACAGTATAACTTTGAGGTCGTTTAAATATGTCTAATGAATCAGGTACAAGTGTATCGTTGATTAAAACATTTACATTATCATTGTACCATGTTTGAAATTCCATAGTTTGCTTTGAGAGAAATACGTTTTCCTCAAAATTTATTGTTTCTGTTATTTTCATGTTAATATAATTGTTGCGTTAGCATTGTTTAATCCAGCCTTAGGAGTTATGTCGTTAATTATTATCTCTGTATCGATTGGAACTATAATATTTAATAGTGATGATTTGCCGTATGCAGTACCTCCGATTGTTATAGAAAAATCAGAACAATTAGAAGCTAAATTAATTGTAGAAACTTTTCGTTCATAAATTTCTGCGGGAATAAGTTGAGGGTTAACAAGTCCGTTTGCACCATTCTTTGAAATTCCTATCTTCAAACTATTCTTTGTAACCAAATCGCTCAATTTTACCCCTGATCCCTTAATACTTTCGCCTGTTTCGTCTGAATAAGTGGCAATTTCACCCTCTTTGACTCCACCCACATAATTTTCAAAAAAGAATACATTCCGGCTTTGATACGCTGAACCTTGCAGATGCGACTCAACCGCTCCCGTACCCATATTAATACATATAGCAGTACTTCCACTGTCTTGTGTCGAAGTCCAATAAGGTGCAGCGTCAAATTCACCTACTGCAACCTTGTTTTCATAAATTAAAAGCAACTCTGTTTGAGTGGGTAGTCTCCAACTTTTATCTGCGAAAGTCAGATTCATTGCGTCCTGCCACGTACGTGTAAGCATACTAGCAGGGGTATGCATCATGAATCCTTTTTGAATATTTACATCATACCCTACATCTCCATCTTTGAAAACATATGCTACTTTTTTAACGCCGTCAACAATCTGACCAACCACATAATGAATAGGGTTGTACGTTATCAAATTATCGGGTATATTAACCGATCCTATCTTCTCAAACGCTATTGTCGCCAAATCAAAACCGTCATATTTATTCTCCCATGTTCCACTCCCTGCAACACGAATAGTATTTAAAGAAGATCCGCTTACGATTAATTTTAAAATGACGTAGTTGCTTCGTTTAAGAACTACCTGATAAATACCAATTTGTAACTTATTATCTTGTGCAGAAAGAAATATCTTATCATTCTGTGCGCTAGCCACCACTGATGGAACGAGACACATAAACGTACCATCTGCTCTATATGATAAGTATGCATCGATATCTATTTTTTTTTGAACTGATATGTCCGAATAATTTGGAATAATAGGTATTTCTACAATAGTTGAATCTATTGTCCACGCGTTCAGCGTATAAATCGCAAAGACTGTATTCCCGGCTGCAATGGACACCTCGTTAAAAAGTATAGGATAAGAGGTTGCTGGAACAATGAACGTCATTGATTTCGTTATTCCTCCTAATGACGGAAAGATTATACTGCCACCATCAGTATCGGCGCTGATTTTCCAATTGTCCGGGTCATCGGCTTTAATCGTATAGGATAAATGTCCTAAAATCAATTTTAGTTCCGATGCCTCTACAACTACAGGAGCGGGAGTGGTAGATCCATATATTGTAAAATTAGGTTTAGGTGCGCCTGGTACACTTACATCAATCGTTCGTATATAAATCTTGTCGATTGCATCTATCCTCTGTTTTAAAAAAGGCGATGTGAATAATCCCGTGTAAGTTCCTCCTAAATTTCCAGTATTTTCGTAAAATCCGGAATTCAAAAAGGTATCAAAAAAAGTCAGGTAGTCGGCTGCAATGGTTTTTATTCCTGTTCCTCCACCGCCTGTACCTATTTCTATTAACGCCGTTCCGTCCCAAACGTAGTTAGTCCCGTTAAAGGTATATATTACCCCGTTTGATGGAGTAGTCTGAATTCCCCACATTAGGTTAGATCCTGACACATTCATTTTCTTAGTAGCAGGGTCGTATGCGTATTGACCGCCTGCTGTAGCTTGTATAGTTCCGGTAATGGATACAAGAGGCTGACGGGTTACCTTGGTGGCTATTTGAGCAGTTATTGAAGCATCTGCCTGTTGGCGGGTGGTAGATTCATTTTCAAATCCGTCAGCCATCGCCGATCCAATATTTTCGATTTCAATCTCATTCATCGTCATCCGGGAATCGAGATCGGTATCGGCAAGTTCACGAGCAGTGATTTCATCTGCCAGTCCTTGTGCAAGTTCGTCAGATTTCATTTCAGCATCAGTTAAAGCAGCTTCTATGTCAGCAGCATTTTGATTCAACTTAGTAGCTGAACTTAGTCCTGTATCGTAATCAGTGTTTGAACCCGTGTCTGGAATTATTCTCTTGAGTATCATATTAATTTCTGTTTATAATTCCGTTAGTTAACCATGTTCCATAACCATTCCAATTCGATTTTTTCACGATCCAATCATTTCCAAATATTTGCATACCGGTAGTATATAATTCGGCTTCGCCCTCAAGTAATAGTTTGAAGTTTGAAAATGGATATCCCTCTTCAATAGTTGTTCGTTCAGGAGCTGATTTTTCGCTTCTTGAGTGTTTTACACGATTTAAGTAAATATTTGAACAACAGAATATAAAATTTATCTTTTCTGCTACCCAATCAGGAACACCAAAAGCATTGCCTATTGTTAGACTTTTAGTTTTATAAGGCCTTTGATAAAGTTGTCTGCCCTCCTGAAATTGATTCCTGAATGAATTACTTTCAACCAGATAACTTGTATCACTGTTTAAAAATCCACCCTCAAAACGAAAATTAAAGACTCTGGTAGTTCCGTTTATAAAAATAGTATCAAAGTCATTTGAAGAATTCGTATAAGCAAGGAGAGTTGTATTATCAACCTGATCTGTTACGCAAAAAGGAGAGCTTTCAGCGATTAAAAGAGTCTGACGGGTAGTTTGGTATATTCGAAGAGTATAAATATCCTGAGGTAGTTCCGTAATCTCTTTTTCGAGTATATTAATAGTTGCACCTATAGCGGTAATAGTAAATAATCCTGTTTGAATGACCGTTCCAAGGGAATTTATCACATCATATCTGAATGTTTCGTCGAAATCAGCCGCAAATTGAATTAAAATTGGATCATTAACGAATACTTTCTGACAATAACTTACTTGATCCTCCCAACTTTTTACGTTTGTAGGTTCAAAATTGAGTGAAGAAAACTTTGATATGTGTATAAATTGTCCCATAAAATAAAAGCCATCACTGGTTAGATGATGGCTTGGAAAAGCTCGTTTAATTTAAAATATAATTATAATACTAATTTCTTGAGAAACAGCGTACAACTTGTTTTTTGATCTGAACCCCAAAAGTGAGATAGTTTTTTAATATATCCTGTAAATTGTTCGCCTCTATACTGACAACTAACCAACCCATTTTGAAGAGCCGGTAAGTCTAATATCTGTCCTACATCCATATCAAGTACATCGGGGGAAAATAATGATTCTGTGATTGAAATATCCGCCTTTTCTTCTATCCCATTTATGGTTATATCTGCCTGTCCGGCAGTTGAGGTAAATTTGAGTAGACTGGTGGATATACCCAAAAGACTTTTATTCCGAATTAAACATTGTCGAGGTGAAAATATCGCATTAAACATCGTTAGTGGACTAGCCACACCTGTAAGAACTGCAGTCCTATCTAGTATGTAATTATCACCACTTAGTTTGACGTGAAGTACAAATATCCCGTTGTCGGATTGATCATCGGTTGAATTACTTACAAATTGTTTTTCACTAAGAAGCTGAAAACCGTAACTATCCGTTCGATAAGGTGATGTAAGATCCAGTACGTTAACCACATTTTGAACGCCGGTTGACCATTCCTCTAAAAATCTAAACTCATCAGTTCCGTTAATTGAAAGATATTGAACGAGTGCGATTCCGATCTTGACCCCTGTATAAATATAGGTCTCGTTGACCGATAGCTTGATATTATTTATCTCCGGGATAGTTATTACAGTTTCAGGGACAAAGAATCTATCACGGGGCGCAAAATGAATAATACTTATACCTCCTACATATTCAGTGTATGTATTTCCATTTACAATGTATTCTGTTATCTTTTTCCAACTTGCTGAGCCGGATGGATAGTCTCCACCTGTCACGTCGGAAATTGCGGCATAGGTCGATCCTTGAAAACTGACTGCATTATCTTTTAAATATGGAGTTAAAACACTCCATACCCCTTTAAAATCGTAGGTATTAATTACAAGATTCTCATTATTGGTTATCTCATATTCATAACCCCAGCATGATTTCATATAATTTGCAAAGTCACTTAGCGAGGTATGTACATACTGCTTTGGGAAGTTACGCACAGACTCACCTGCTGCAATACGGATAGTCTCTAAGTGTTCGTCTACAACTGCCTTATAAACATATTTTGTACCCGTTATCTTATTGATCAGATCCTGGCATAACTTCTGTTCGGATACGATCGGAATACTTATGTTATTTCTCACTTTTGCTGTCCAACTTGCCTGAATTAATCCACCGGTTTCAAATTCGAATTTATTAAGTACTATATCTTCAGATGTAGAAGCAAGAACGCGATCGAATACGATTGTAAGATAATGATATTTACCTTGTGAGTTAGGATAACATGCGATCGTAGAATCAATAATAGTATCGATTCCGGTTGAACTTGTTGGAAGATCACATATCTTCATTCTATTAAATCCTAAATCAAGACCAGGAGAAGGAGCATCAACCCACGCCTCCACCCAATATAAAGAAGCGTTTTGAATAGGATAGCCAAAATCAGCCGTTAAATGTGCTTTTATGGTTAGGTCGTAACCTTTATATCCTGGGCTTAGAATTAATTCAGGGAAATAAGGTCCGGTAATGGGTAGGTTATTTACCCACGACGTTCCGTTCCAATTTTGATAGCCATCAGTAGTGATCCATGAACCAGGTGTTGATTTATACACCTTGCTCAGAACCTGACTCTTTTGTTCTAAATAGTTTAGGTAATTGGCATTAACATCTTGATCTGACGCTTGTATTCCAGGCGCAAATTCAAACGTTTTCGTATCTCCAACGGATCCGGTTAAAGTTGTAAGTACGGGCACTCCGGTTATCGGTGCCGGAAACCATGAAAGAGTTTCTTTAATATCTAGCCCATCATAATCCAATGTATCAGGATTTAGATCAGTAACCGGTATATCATATTTCTGAGAGGCGTTTGCTTTAACCATCGCCTTTAAACCATTCTCGTTCGCGGTCAAACTCACTGTTGTATTATCTCGAACGTACTTTGCAAAATTGAGATCCAAGGATACCTTTTGAACGTACGTCCATAAATCGGGAAATGTATCTTTACGGAGGTTTACAATGAGTCTAGCAATCGCTCTGAATCCCTGTGTTTCATAGATAGAGCGTACAAGTTCAAATGATTCACCGGTGAATGTTATACCCCCGTCCTGAATCTGAATAAAAGCCCCGGATAGGTCATCCCGAACTATATCAGTTTCAAACGCATCCCAGGTGCTGAAATCAGGGGTAACATCGATATTCTGCAGTACGTTATTTGAATCCGTATACTGTAAAATGTATTGAATCTTAGGTGGTGTAATATGGTTTTCCATACCCTTAAAATATAAATAGCCTCTACATTTCTGTAGAGGCTATTTGAAAAGGGAATAATGGATCGTATTTATTTACTGTAAACACAATAAAATGAAGAGTCTAAATAAAATGTCGTTACTTCTGTAATAATAGCACCTTCTCCATTTGTTCCACTATATTTATGTATTATAATCCAACCATTTGATTCTGTTGAATTTTTATATTCCTTATCTTTTTTATCAAATTCGGATTTATCTTTAATATAGGTTGGATCATTTGAAAAAGATTCACCTGAAGAAGATATGCTTTCAATTTCAGAACTCAACATTTCATACATTGATTCTCCTATTTTTGTATTTTTAAAATCTAGGGTATAAGGTTTTATTTCAGAATAACTCACAGACTTATATGAATCCGGATTTTTCAATGTTGTAAGTAAATATCTTTTTACTTCCTTTTCTGCCTTTTGTTGATTACTTAAACCGCACGATGATAATATAATAATAAAAATAGGAAATAATAAAATTATTTTTTTCATAGTTTTAAATTTATTTATTCGGCAAAGTTAATAATAATTATGAAAACCATGGATTTTTTTTCAAACCTTTTAATACGCCTTCTAAATTTCTTGTATTATTGGCTATATCTCCAAGGTGTTTATCTAAATTATTTAATTTATCAAGTTTACTATTTTGTTTCTCAGTCTGACCAACCAACGAACCCATATATTTACGCATCATTGCATCGTTGTACGTACTTATTTCGATATCTGGGACACTATCATACATTGATCTTATCGAAGCATTAAATGCCATTTCCTGTAACGCTTTGTCATAGTCAGGGAATACCTTCGTGTGCGCCGGTAAACTCATAATTGTAGGAACATCAACTTTCATTATTTTATTATCAGGAGTTTGTATCATTTCCGGTTTTACTTCTCCCACTAAAGCTGGACCTCCCGGATGGTCTAATGTACCAAAAGCATATGCAGGAAGAGGTTTAGCAAGTACGGCGGCTAATTCAACCGCTCCGATAGCAGCATCAATACCTGCAAATGGCATACCGGCAGTTAGCGGAAACGCCGCAACCGACGCCATTATAGCTTCTCCTGTAGAAAGAATAATATTAAAAGCTGATGATTCCTTGTCAAAAATAGCCTGTTTAGTTTTAATTTCATTCTCTTGAGCTGTTAGTTGTTTATCTCTTTCTGTTTTTTGGGCATCGATAGCAGCACTTTGTGCATCGGCTTCTTTTTGAGATAGAATTCCTGAATTAAGTTTTTTAGTTATTTCATCATTTTCTTTTGTTGCTGCATCACTATTAGCTGTTTTAAGTGCATCAATCTTATCAAGCTTATCTTGATACTGATCATCACCTATTGTTTGAATAGCCGAAGCGCTGGCTTTAATAAGCTCAATTATTTTCTTTTGAAGTTCTTTTTCTGCATGTATTTTTCTATTTGCTTTTTTCTCCTCAAGATTTTCCTCTTCATTATTAATTTTTTGTTGTAATTTAATTTGTTCTTCTGATCCTTCACGCAATGTTGCCAGTTTTTCTTTATCTAACCAAATTTCAATTGCTAATTGATTGTCTGATCCATCTTTATTTATTTTTAATATTGATGTTTGATATTCTAATGATGATATTTTACCTGATAAATAAAGATCATCCTGAATTTTACGACGTTTTACAGATGTATCAGATTCTAATGCTATAATACGAGTTCGTTCATCATTTTCTGAACCTGTTTTTTGTGCCTCCAATAACGCAGCTCTTTGAGCCTTAATATTACTCAGTTTTGTTTGAAATGCGACAATATCGATCTGATTATTTTTATATTGTTCTTCAGCCAATCGGGTATCAAGATCCGCTTGTATTTCGAACAATTTACGAGTAATTTCCTGTTGATATCCTACACTTTTATTTCCATAATCCTGGTCCAATTTCACTTGAGAATCAAGATATGATTTTTGTTCACTCAATAGCAGTTCAGATTGTTGAATCATAGTATTTGCCTGCTGAGTAATGAATATCTTTTTTTCTGATTTTAAATTTTCATTTGCAATTCGGTATTCATCACTTGTAATTTTATTGTATTTTTTTTGTAAATCAAGTACTTTTTGTTTTCCCTGTTGATCCCATGCAAAATAATCATTATCATACTTTACTTTTTCTTCAAAAGTCATTGTATCATAATTGTGATCCGATTGAAATTTTAAAAGATTTGAATCATTTTGTTTTTGCAACATTTGAATATTATAAGAAGATATCTCTGCACTCATCTTTTGGTTATTTTGCTTTAATTGCGTAAGTAAAATGTCGTATTGACCTTGTAAATCTTCTACATTAGCGCCGGCTAGATTTTCTTTGGCTTTAATTAAACTCATTTGATCTTTTATATCTTGATCAGAATATTTTTTATTAAATGCAATTTTTTGTTTGGAATTTAAATTATCAAAATTCGCATTTGTTTTTAATTGTTCTAATTTTAATTTATTACTGCTTTCTACTACTGCTATTTGATCTTGCTGATCTTCCATCACCAAAGTAGCTTGCATACTCTTTAATCGTGTTGTTTTCTGAAAGTATTCAGATTTTGCTTTGTATATTTCAGCTTCCATATTAACATAAGCATCCTTTTCATCTTTAGTAAACATTTCATAGGTTCTGCCCTCTTCTTCCATTTGTTGTTTCTTAAGATTAAATGCACGTGTAGCCAACTCAACATGATCCTGAGAAAGTGCCAATTCCATAGCGTCAGCAGTTTTTAAGAACGTAA